AAAAAGGTATTGATAGTGTATTTCATCATAGCAGCCGTTTCAATATCACATAAATGAAAATTGTAGGCATATGGTTGAGTTATTGAAATAACAGATTTAGCGAAAGATACGAAAGCACTATTTTTTCCACCAACTACAACAAATTTGGATTGCCAATAATCTTTCTCGGCATTTTTTGCGGTCAAGAACTCTGGTGAATAAACCAGATTATTAAATTGTTTTTGTGCTTCACGATAAAACGATGGCGGTGCTGTAGTTTTAGAAATAATCAAACCAGTATAATTCTTTAGATTATCCAAAACTTGTTGTAGTATGGAAGTATCACATTCTCCATTTTCTTTTGGGGGACTAGGCACACAAATGAAAATTGCATCAGCTTTCATTATTGAATCGTATGTGCCTTTTGCTCTAGAGTCTCCATTGATGTCAATAATCAAATCTGGAGATGTGGAAATGTATTCGTTACTCTTTTCAATTGCAGAATATACTGCTTTTCCTACAAATCCTAGTCCGATGATGCCAACCACATACTTCATTGATACATTTCCTTCATTTTTTGATAATTATTTAAATCTTTTTCGAAATTAGTCATGACTGCCCACTTACGGACAACTGTATCAAGCTCTCTCCAAGCGTCATTTTCTGTTTTTTCGTCAGTTTTTTGATTAAAACTTAAAATTTGCTCATTATCCATGTTTTTTTCCTTCATTTAGCTCATAAATTTGATGTTCGATGGCTGAAGCTAGCTCATCGGCAAGCTTCGGATTGAATTTTACGAGAAAATAAGCGACATCTTCAGCAGGAACGTGCTTCAGATTGAACATAATTTCGTCAATTCCACGATAAATTTGTGTTTCTTCCCATTGTTGTAACATTTTGACCTCACATTATATAAAAAGACTCATTAACTACTAAATTTTTACCTGATTTTTTCGCTTCTCCAAGAGATTCGAGCATTTTTATCTCAATATCGAATTCCTCTTTAGATAAAGACATCAAATAATCTTCATAATCGTCCCATTCTTCATTGGACCAATTTGTTGGATTCATAATATCATCTCCTCATACTCGAAATTTCTTTTGCTTCTTTATCGGAGAAAACAGGCACAGCATTTGACTTGTGCATAGTTGCCACACCTTTCATTTTATCGCCTGTATATGAAAATGGAATATTTTTTGTCAAAGGCACAAAACCAGTATCTAAGGATTGATAACGGGGAGTTTCACGACCAGGAGGAATCTTCGGTGATGGAACTGTTTTAGAAATAATCTTGGAATTGGCATTAATGCGTTTTGGTTTCAAATCTTCAATCGATTTTAACCAATTCTCGTATTGTTCCCTTTTTGCTTTTGGAACTTTTCTTTTCTTTGATTTTGGAACATAACCATGTATAATCACAATAAATCTCCATTGTTTAAGAGACAATTATACATTATAATATTGTGATTGTCAAGAGGTGATTTGGAATATGTTGCGTGGTTACAACAATACTGGAGGAATCATGATATATTAATATCAAACGGCAGCATACCTACTTATATTAGGTTCCTGTAAAACCTTGTGGTAAACTTAATCGTTTTTACATCGTGAAATATTGACGAATTCATAATCATCGTCAAATTCATATTTTTCATGTTGCTTAAATTGTTTTTTTACTTCTGAATGTTCATCTTTTCGTTTTTTATTTTTTAAAAAACTCTTTGCATAATTGTAATCGTCTTTATAGTCACTATTCTTACGAAACTTTCCAACAAACTTAGTCACTTGGGTTTTCCTCCTATTTCATGGTTTCAAAAGTGATGCCTCTAATTTTAGTTTCAGGCATATTGTGCATATCAGTTTGAGAAACATATGTTATGTCAGCATTTGGATAACATATTTTTACAATTTTGAGGAGTTGGCAGACCGTGCCATCGCTGTCGTTGAATGTGAAAACTTCATCTACAAATTTTAGGTTGGATATAACTTCACGGCGAGTGCCATAGTTATGGACAAAGCCACCTTGTGACCATAACATCCACCAGTCAGTATGTATGCCCACGATTAACCAATCACCTTTTCTTTTGCATCGTTTTAAATAATTTAATTCTTCGGAATCTAGTGGGTCAAAAGTGCCGCTTGTTATTATTATTTTTTCTTTTTTGTGCATTATGGTAAAAGATTTGGGAATGCCTCTTTTACAAATTTATAATTTAGACCTTTAACACCTAAATCTTTACTGAAGATTCCAATAACAACTTCAGCTTCACGAGGTTCCATGGATTCAAGCATTTGTAACAATAATTGTTTTCTTTTTTCTGGAGTTAATACTTCAGCTGATGGATTACCCTTTTGAAAAAGATACAATTTTCTAATTTGTGTTGATAATTGTTGTGGTGCAATTCCTGGTAAAATATCAGTTGGCACTTTATAATTATCCGGCATTTCGGTAATTAACCATTCATAACCAGGATGATAGGCCAATTCAAATACTCTAACTAATGTTGGTGATAGATTTTTTTCTATTACCTTCATTCTCTCTTGTTTTGATGGAGCTATTTCAAATTCATCAAATACTTCATATATGTTCTTCATTAAAATTCCTCTATTACATCCATTAAGTTTCTAAGTTTGTTTTCAATAAAATAATTCAACAATTTACCTTTTGCAGGTTGAATATCGTTATATGTATTTATGATTTTTTCTTTGATGTCTTTGGGAATATACTTTAAGTCAATTAGAGTCATATTTCTTATAAATCCAGATTTGACAGTTTCTTCCCAAGAATCGTGTTCAGTACCAATATATTTTTCAATCAAAGTTTTAGTTACAGGTTTTTGTCTTAGTTCACGAACAAAACAATCTGATGGTGAAAATATATTTGGTATTCCATCACCTTTATCACCACGAATAATCTTTTCTTTTAACTCTAACAAAGGTTTATCCGATTTAACATATTTCTTCAAAGACGGATTGTATTGTTTTACATTACTACCATATTGTTGAAGTTGTAAGAAGTCACCATCACTTGATAAAATTAAAATGTTTTGGTGTGGTGCATAGATTGGAACAAGTGTGCCAATGATGTCATCTGCTTCAGCACCATCAACATCAATAACTTTGTATGGAAAATTTTCTTTGAGTTCTTGTTTGAACTTGGCCAACATATCAAAAATTAAGTGCCAATCTAAATCGGATTTCTCACGATTCTTTTTTCGACTTGCTTTGTAAAATGGAAAGTATTCTTTGCGCCAATATTTTCTATTATCACAGCACAAGACAACTTCACCATAATCTTTTTTGAAATTTTTAACATGATTGCGGATGATGTTAAGAACCATGTGACGAACCAGACTTTCATCCAACTTCGTGTTTTTTTGGTTAGAGATTTGTGCCATTAGACCGGCTAATAGAACTTGGTTTAAATCGATTAGAATCATAACAAACTTTCAAATAGTTTCAATTGGTCCAATTATATCATTGATTTTTAAGTTTGTCAAACGTTCTTTGAATAAAGTTATTTGAAGTGGTAGTCCTTTTGGCAACTATACCATACCATTCATCTTTAATTAGATTGGAGATATATTCCAGAGGTTCACTAAGGACAGCCTCAAATTTGTCTATATTATATACCACAATTTCATCATCATTCTCATCTTTATTTTTGAATAATATAATATGGTATTCATCACCAATAGAGTTGCCACCAACTTTTTCACCTGGTGTTTTATAACTACCACCTTCAATGTGATAACTATCTTGCTTGGGACCAGGTAAAAAGAAAATGATGTCGTGGCCTTTTTCTGTTTTTAATTCCTTTAGGAAGTCTAACATTGTAATCCTTTGATATGTGATTTACGAACTCTGACCATTATCCATGAGTTGTAATAGTCATCGCTTTCCATTACACCACGGACAAATTGTTCTTTGGCCTCAAGATAACCACATTCACCTTTTGATTTGCATAAATGAATTATCTCACGGACAAATTGTTCTTGTCCATATTGTATCACATCCTTTTGTAGGTTGTCATTACTTCCGTAGTAAGTTTGCCAATTAGAAGAAACTTTTATTTTCTTCTTTTTACCTTTGACTTGTTTGGTTTTGGCAGAGTAAAAAAATTTCTTGCCTATGTATTTTTTACCATTCGTCAGATTAGTTATCTGATACACGAACCCGTAATTATCACCAATCAAGTCTTCCGTAAAATCTTGGCCATTATGTTGCCAGTTTAGTCCCATTCTCCATTGTCCATTTCATCATCTTCATCATCTATATATTCTTCTGATAATTCTTCGATGATTTCACCACAAAAAGGACAATGTTGTGGTAGTTCTTGAGAGACCATTTCTTGCATAAATTCTACACTATATGTTGATTCACAATTAAGGCAATCGCCTGAAAGGACTTTGTTAGTCATTTTTTAAACCTTTAGTGGGCCCAAACATCACCCCAATCTCCAGACAGAGCACCTTTCGCATAATCGGTTGCTCTATTCTCAAAGAAATTAGTATGTGTTGGAGCGTTAATCATTTCCTCTACCCAAGGTAAAGGATTCTTTTTCACTTTGAACACACCTTTTAATCCTAATGAGATTAATCTGCGGTCTGCAATATACCGAATATACTTCTTAACATCTTCTGAAGATAAACCTTCCATGGCACCCATTTGAAATGCCAAATCAATAAACTTATCCTCTAATTCAACCATCTTTTCTGCAATGGTGTATAGTCTACCTTTTAATTCATCATTCCAGATTTCAGGATTTTCATTTATATATGTTCTAAACAACTTAATCATAGATTCACAATGTTGTGTTTCATCTACGATAGACCATGTTACAATTTGTCCCATACCTTTCATCTTTCCGTGGCGGGGAAAATTCAATAACATAATAAAGGAACTAAACAACTGCATACCTTCTGTAAATGCTGAAAATGTGGCAATATGTGCAGCTGTGTTCTCTTTTGTGGTATTCTTATTAGAAATATCTAAAACATATTCATGTTTCTCTTTCATAGCCTGATATTCTAGGAAGTCATTGTATGTTGTTTCAGGTAGACCTAATGTTTCAATAAGGTGTGAGTAAGCAGCGATATGTAACGCTTCTCTGGCTGCGAATCCTAACAACATCATACGAATCTCAGGTTGTGGAAAGTATGGTAGGTAATTATTAACATAACCACCTGCCACATCAATGTCACCTTGAGTAAAGAAACGAAAGATATGAGTTAAGAATTGTTTTTCTTCTTTAGTAAGTTTCTTCTTCCAATCTTTAACATCTTCCAACATAGGAACTTCTGTGTGCATCCAATGTGACTGTTCATGTTTCAACCAAGCATCATATGCCCACGGATAGTTAAATGGCTTGAATGAAGTTCTTTCGTCTGTTACTCTTGAGTCTATTTTTTTAATCATTATTTTCCTTTAAACTGCAAATGAAGAACCACAACCGCAAGTTGTTTTTGCATTTGGGTTTTTAATTGTAAACTGGCTGGCCATTAAATCTTCGATGTAGTCAATTTCTGCACCTTGTAGATATTGCATACTCATAGCATCAACTAAAACTTTAAAATTATCATTGATTGGAAATTCAAAATCATCTTCATTCTTTTCTTCATCAATAGTAAATCCATAATTAAATCCAGAACAGCCTCCACCTTGAACAAAGGTTCTTAAAGAGGCCTTAGGATTCTTCTCATGAACTAGTATGTCGATGATTTTTTCTTTTGCTTTGTCTGTTATGGTAATCATTTATCCCTCACAAGCGATACAATCATTACCTTGAGCAATTTGTGTCATGTCGAGTTCTTTGATAACTTCTCTTTCAATCTTCTTAGAGACTTTATCTGCTTTACCAATCTTTTCTGAACGGCAATAGTATAGAGTTTTCAATCCTTTTTTCCATGCCATGAAATGAATAGCATGAATGTATTTGATATGAGCATCCGGTCTAAAGAACAAATTCAATGACTGTGCTTGGTCAATATATTGTTGTCTATCGGCAGCCAATTCAATTACCCACCGTTGGTCGATTTCCATCGATGTCTTGAAAACATCTTTTTGTGTTTCATCCAATATTGATAGGTGTTGAACTGAACCATCATTGGCAATAATAGATGACCAAACATCATTATATTCATCTTCACTTTCAACTTTTTGTTTGATGATTGCATCTAACCAACGATTCTTATTTAAGAAAGAGCCTGATAAAGTATCTTGGCGATAAGCATTGGCACGATAAGGTTCAATGCTAGGACTAGTATTCCCCATGATAATGGAAGAAGAAGCATTGGGAGCAATAGCCATAACATGACTAAACCTACGACCAGTGCCAACCGCATCAGGAGCTTCGCCTCTTTCGGCACCAAGTTGCATATTAGCTTCATCTAAACCTCCTTTGATATGTTTAAATATTCTATTATTTGCAACTTTAGCCATCACTCCTTCAAATGCGATTCCGTTTCTTTGTAAGTATGCGTGGAATCCAAGAGCACCAATACCAATGCTACGCTCTTGTTTCGCAGAAAATTTAGCCCGAGCAATGGCATCAGGAGCATTGTCGATAAAATACTGAAGAACATTATCAAGCATTTCAGCAACATCACGAAGGAATAACGGATTGTCTTTCCAATCATCGTAAGTCTCCAAGTTTAGGGAAGAAAGGCAACATACAGCAGTTCTTTCTTCATTAGTAGGTAAAATAATTTCTGAACAGAGATTTGATTGATGGACTTTTAATCCTTTTTCTTTTAACCAGCTTGGTAACTCTCTGTTGCTAGTGTCGATATAGTGAATATATGGTTCACCTGTGTGCATACGGAGTTCTAGAATTTGCTGCCATAAATTTTTAGCAGAAACAACTTCACGAACTTCACCAGAATGTGGGTCTTTTAATTCCCAATCATCACTCGATTCGGGGTCTAACATACACTTCTCAATGATTTGCATAAAATCATCTGTAATGTTAATTCCGTGGTGTAGATTCAAACAACGAACATTGGGGTCACCTGTTGGTTTACGCATCTCTAAAAATGGAATAATATCAGGATGAGAGATATCCAAATAGGCTGCATATGAACCACGGCGAGTTCTTCCTTGACGATATGCTAATGATGATGCATCATAGATTTTAAGGTGAGGCATTACACCAGTTGATTTATCATCAGCAGCACGAATACCAAAACCAATACCTACACCACCTCCAAGCATTGATAACCAATTAGTTTCAGAAAGGTTATCAACTAAGCCTTCCGCAGTATCTTCAATATAGTTAAGGAAACATGATATAGGCATACCACGCTTACTACGACCAAAAGAGAGAATGGGAGTAGAATAAGAGAGCCAATGCTTACTACTGTATTCATATAGCCTCTGTGCGTGTTCTTTATTGGTAGCAAACGATTTTGAAACATATGCGAATCTGTGTTGTGGAGAAGTTTCATCTTCTCGCATATATGATTCTTGTAGTCTTTTGATTCCGAGTTCATCGAATAATTTATCTCTTTCTAAATCTATCTTAATACCTAGATATTCCATGTCCACCCACTTGTTGTTATTTTGTTATGAATTCATTAATCATCGGAAAAACTGGTTCGATTGCTTTTGCACAAGCGATTGCAATTTCACGATGCTCTTTTTGTGTACCATTTGCGCTTCGAAGCTGTATATAGTGAACCCAAGACCTAAGAGTTCCATTCATATACAACCTTGAAACGGTAATACCTTCAGGTAATACTGCTCTAGCCTGCTCTTTGGCGATACCGTGTTCAATAGCCCAACGATATGCTTTTTCAGCTGCTACAATAACATAATCTTGTTGTGTTTCCCAATTCAGTTGCAATCCAATATTATCAGTTTCAATACTGTTTTGACGATTCTTCTCATCTTGAAGTCTTGCTTCTTTGAATTCAAATCCTAAATCTGCTACTGCGTATCTTTGGGAAAATTCTTGAAATGAGAATGAACGATGTCTTAATATTTGTCTTGCAATATCCCTCGTAGTTTCAATTTCTAAACATATATTCACCATTTCTAAAGGTGACCAATGTTGATTTTTAATCAGATAACGAATTAGTTTTTCACTTGTTTCATGATTTGCTTGATTACTTGGATTTGAAACTCTAGCACAAAAGGCAATCAGTTCAGTTAAGTTCTCAGCAAATCTTTCTGCTGGTTGTGTGTATGATATTAATTCTACTTTCATTTTATACTTTTTTCCAATTCACGAATTCCATCTTTGCTCTCAAATTAACAAAGGTATTTTTACTTATTATATCTTGAATTTCATCCAGTGAAAAGCCAGATAATACCATGTCATTAACATCTTTTTCTTCAATCATTTCTGGCCATATAACTACATTAAAATGATTCTCTATGGCCACTTCCATCTTCTTAACAATCTCTTTGTTACGTGGCTCATTGTCAAAGATTAAAACCACCTTGGACTTGTCCAATACACTGGTAATCGATTCCAAATTAGAGTCTGCTGTCGCTACTGCATTATCGATAAACATTGAATCGATAGGACCTTCAACGACATATATTAATTTATCCAAATCTATCCTGTCAAGGCCATATATTTTTTTGTTATCTTCATGTAACTTTACTGTGATATACCGTAATTTAGATTCACCTAAAGAACGACCTTGTAATGCAATTAAATTCTTTTCTTCATCATAAAAAGGAATGACTAAACGCTTATCGTCTTTAGAGAGCTCTTTCTCAATCCCCAAAGAATGTATGAAGGCTGCGAAATCTTCCGCATAGTATAGTTGCGAGTGAAAGGTCTCCGGAATCCGTCTTTGCTGAACATACACTTTAGCAAAATGTGCCTCTGGTAACGAGTCGATTGATGGAAGTTCCAACGACTTTTTAAAAGACGGCTTTTCCGTTTTGAATTCTTCAAAGTTGGGTTTTTCATAGTTGTTATTTCCCGTTTCACCATTTTTATATCTTTCAAGAGCATACTCTTTTACAATAGCTGGGTCAACTTGTTTCAAGAAATTATAAAAAGTGGTTGACACACCGCAATTATGACACATATAAAAATAGTCATTCTTTTTGCGGTAGACGTAACCACGGCTTTTGGTTTTATTTTTCTGTGAGTCGCCACAGAGCGGACACCTAAAATTATAAAGGTCATCTTTCTTTTTAGCAAACCTTTGTAATTTTGGCGAAATTTGTAACAGAAAATTTCTGTCGATGAAAACACTCATAATATATTTATTTCAAAAAAAGAAAATTATTTAATTTATTTGCCTAATGCTTTGACAATTATATCAAGATTTAGGTGAGAAATCAAGTAGGATAGAACAACAATACCACCGGCAACCATCCACTTCCATTGTAAAAGTTTATCCAAAGACTCTTTTTCTTTTCGGTTGTGTTCCGACATCTCTTTTCTAAGAGATTTAAATTCTTCCATAATCTTCTCATTGGATTCAGACATTTTATCCAAAACGGTATCAATTCTTTCATGAATTTCTTTTACGTCAGCTTCCGTTTCTAATCTACGTTGGTTCATGTCCGAGTATACCTTTGCTATATGTCTATCGTGTTGGTCGACCAGTTTCTCGATGACTTGGTCCATTTTATTGCATAAAGCAGAAAGTGTCAATACCTGAGTCTTTAAAATACCTACATCAACTTTTACGTCTGTTAATTCGTTTGGGTCTTGTTGTGCCATCTTATGTTCCTAAAATAGTCAGAGCTCTTTTATAGTTTTCTTCTCTTTCAGCCAATCCAAGCTGGCCACCATTTATAATTTTTGTCATGCCTCTTATGTCATCAACATCGGCATAACTGTTTAAATTTTTATTAGTCCAAAACAAGCAGGCGGCTTCTGCGGCACCTTGTTTAGTTTCTAGATATTCACACACATCATCCAAATTTTGAGTATTCATACTAATCTGTTCAGCAAATTTTTGATAGTTATATTTGCCTGTCAGTTGTATTATTCCCCTACCACGATACTTCCATCCATCTCCACTAGATTCGTCACCATTACCTAAACGATTTGCATATACATAATTAGCAATCTTTTCAGGTTGTCTTGCATATTTATTTACTTGGTCAGTTGTAGTAAATCTTTTTGGCCAGGTCATAATCAAACCTTTGGCACTATAATTTAAATTCTCAACTAATCTAGTAAAATGCGCCGATTCATGAGAACATTGAGCAATAAAGGCGGCTATCCTCTGTGGAGAGTCTATGTTATATTTAGGCAATAAATCATTTAAAATGTCACACCAATCATTAGAATCTTGTTTAATACCCAGCTGTTCCAACTGTTGTGGTGAAATCATAACTTCCTTTCGAATTCCTCATCTTCTTCAGATTTTTTTATTTTTATTTTTCTTTCGAGTACCACAGAATTTTCTTCATTATTTGGGTCTTTGACCATTTTACCAATTAAAGCATTTGCAACCCATGCTCCCATGTATCCAATAAAATACCATTCAGAGAGTTTGTCGTGAGATATGAGATAAACGAAACCCCAAGTAGAAACAATCCAAGCACCAAACCTAGTTAATTTTCTTTCACTTAGTTTTCCATTAACAGTAATTAAATCTGTGAGATATATGTCTGACCTATTATCATTATTTAAATTATAAAGATATAGAATTCCACTCAATACAATTAATCCTAAGATTACCCACATCAAATCGTTAGATAGAAATAGTGACCAGTTCATTATTTCACCTCGTTGAATATTTTTTGTTGTTCATTATACCATTTAATCCAAGCATCTACTTTTATTTGACATTCTTTGTATTGACCATAGTTCGATACAACAACATCTACCACATCACTCATTTTAGAGTTTTCTGATATGGTCTTTAGGTCTGGACAAGATTCTTTTAAATCTGCTGGTATCATTGGAAAGTTTCTACCTACAGGAACAGTAGTGCAAGCTGAAAGAAGTAAAGCCAAAGTAATAATTAATACTTTCATTTTTTATTTCCTTTGGCTGCATCATTTAAAATACCAATAGTATTGTTTGATACTTTACACTCAGCGTTCATTAAAGAAGTGTTATCTTGTATTCTTTTCTTTAATTCATTCTGTGCTTGATTTAGTTCTTTTTGTTTTCGAGCCATTTCGGTAACTAATTTGGTGTTTGACTCAGAACTTTTAACCTCGGATTGAGCAACTCTTTTTTCCAATTCGTTTACTTTTAGTAACCAAGAATTATTATTACTGATGGCACCTTCAAAGAATATACCAAACACTAAAACAATGATTGAAACAACTTGTATAGGGAGTTTATATTGACTTATGAAAGGGAGGAAACTAAAGAAAAAGCTTGCAACTATTCCTAGTATGCCAGCAATAACAGCTATATGAAATATAAAATCTGGTAATATATTAATCAACCACATTTTACGCTTTCGGTGGTTTTCTCCGAATCGTCATCATGACTGGAGTTTTTTTCTTGTCTCTACGAACAGCAGAAGCACTAGCTGGGTCGGTTGATGTTGCAACACCAGTGACATTTGTTGGACCAACTGAACCATCTTCATTAACAGATTTCCAACCACCACCCATAGCTTTATATTTTTTTGATGCCCATCCATTTGCATATGCGGATGGGTATACTGCAAATTTAGATTTGGCGGCCGCCTTAGCACGAGCCCATTTTTCTGGACTTGTAGGAACATTCTTTTCGTCTAGAACTCTCATTACCCATTCTTCTTCACCTTCTAAGACAGGAATATCAAATTCTTCAGGTACACAATTTGGTACCATTTTACTACCTTTTTTCTTCAAACCTTTGGCTGTATATCCGTCCCAACAGGCTTCATCTACTTCTTCTGTCTTTACATTGATTGGTGCACCACGGCGTTCTGGATTAGGATCCTCTCTACGCTTTCTTTGAGCTGCAGAAGCACGAGCTTCTTTACCTATTGCGTGAGCCTTTGCTTGAGGTAAACACTTTGGTTTACCTTCACCTGGTTCTCTGGCACAGTCACCTTTGATATTACCTTTGGTGTCCATACGAACCCACTTCTGTTTGAACCACTTGCGTAGGTCCTCATTTAATTCTGTTTTGGCATCTTCTAAACTAGGATATGAACCAATCTTTTCATTGTCTTTATAAACAACAAATGAGTTATCGACTTTCTCTATCCAGTTCGTACCATCATGGTATACGATTGAACCGTCATGTTCTAGTATATACTGTTTAAATGATTTCATATTTTTCTTAGTATCTCTGCGATATTTAAATCAACAGGTATTTCTGTTGTTCTTATTGTTTTGCCGTTTACACCACGAACAATCTCTGGTAGAATATTCAAGTATAACAAAAATGTTTTTAAAATATCATAATCTCTTTCATCTACTCTATAAAATAATATTCTTGCAGATGCTTCTGGACCAAAAACATTATTTAATAGAATAATATGATTTAATATTAATCTTTCTTTTAGAGTTTTAGTGACCTTATACCTACGAAATAATCTTTTTAAATATTTCGTTCTTTTAATGTCTCCCTCAAATTCCGACATAATACAATTTGGTGTGTTATAACACTTCATCGCATACATCATAAAATTATCTTCATTCAAATCATCAAACATTTTATAATTATTCTTCTATGTCGTTATCCTCAGGTTCCTCAAGAAGTTCAGCTAATTCATCTTCATCGAAAATTTTTGCTTCAGTTTCATAATGACCATCGTCTTTCATTTCATAAGAATAATAAAAAAAGTGTTGTGTTTCATCCAAGTTGTTCAACTTTTCTACCGAACCTTCTAACTCAGCACCTGACTTAGCACCAAACTGGTCTATTGCAATAATTTCTTCGCCTTCTTCCATATCCTTAAAGGTAACCTTGGGGAGAGATATACCATATAAGCTTAATACTTTGGTTGCTCTAAACCAATCTGTATATGGACTAACTGAGTGACCAGCTGATGCTAAGGCTAAGTTTCGGTTTATTTCTTGTCGAGTATTTTCACAAGAGATTCCACTCTTATCTTTTATTATAACAGCAGTGGGGAAATTAAAATCTCCCCCTTCCCTAATGAACTCTCGAAACTGCTTCATTAAACACCTGAGAATACTGAATTGGTACTTGTATTTCCTGAACTTACATTGAGAGCAGTAGGTTCAGCAAGAACAACCAAAGTTTCTCTTAGTTGACGCTTAGTGCCGTCATTGTTCACTTTATAAGTGAATCGATTCCAGCCTTGGTGAATACCACTATTAGCACCAGCAATTAATGCATTGGCCAAACGTGTACCAGTTACTAAAATCGTGTCGTTAGCAAAACGAGATTGTGCATTAGAACCATAATTAATTGCGGTACCAAAGTAAACTCTTTCACCAGCAGCTATAGTTCCGATAACATTGTTTGCAAAACGAACAATACTGTTTCCAGCATCAACAGCACGAACTGAATTGTTAGCTCTGTAATAAACGATATCCGTAACAATAGATGTATCGAAATAACGAGATAAAGCGTTGTTCGCATCTAATGTGTATGCATATAGTCCAGCTGTGATACCTGCTGTTGTTGGATTAGTTGTAAAAACAACTGTGTTACCTGCTGTAGTTGCATTAGCGGTAACTAGGCTTGCGACCTCTACAATTTGACGCATCTCTGGAAAGAGAGGCTCATTGTTTGCTCGGTCAGTTTTTCCCCAAATTGGCATTTTTTTCTCCTTATTAACCTCGGGTTTGTTAGTTATTTATCTAAATTAATTCGGACTCTTTTTACCATCTTTTGAGAACACGTCTGGTCCTGGACGATTGTTCATTAATGGGTCAATTTGAACTGAGTCTCTTTTTTCACCTGTTAGTGTTTTACCACCATACATTACAGAACGAGCCCCAGGTTTATTATCACCATAAGATTCTTCTTCTTCTGTTTTTTTGATTTTAACACCTTTACCTATAACCTGGGTGTTTTTGTCATCTTTTTCCCAATCGTAAGTTTCTTCTTTCATATTCTTACGTTTGTAGATTGATTTAATAATACGAGCAGATTTAGACATTTCACGTTTCTTTGGTGAAACATCATCAGTATTATTTGCACCATCAAAAGGCATTAATGTTGCTGCCTGTGAATCTTGATATGCATCTTCACTGGTTGGTTTACGACCAGTTAAACGGTCTAAAGCACGGTCCCAAGAAGCAGAACGAGATTTAATTCTCTTATTGAAATCTTTTCTGTCCATGCCAGGTTTCTTGGTAGGAACAACATCTTGTTGGCCTAACCAAGATTTTACAGTAGATTTTTTGAGTTCATCAATCTGTTCAGTTTCTTCTTGTGATAATTTCTTTTGATATTTTGCCATTTGAGCATATGTGTCAGCAGTTTTTGGCATATCTTTAGATGTTTTAGAATAGTGTGTATATCTGTCTGATTTTGCAGCAGCCACTTTCTTTTTCACATCTTTCATAAATTCACCAGATTCTTCTATTTGTTCTATTTCTTCCCTAACAATTTTTTCAACACTATGTAATGTATCTTCTTTGCCATCTTTTCTTTGTAAAACATTTAAAGTTTTGGCTTTAGCTTGTGCGTGTTTATCGTTATTGGCATGAAAGTGAACAACATATGACAACTTACCATTCTCATCATGGAAAATGGCAGCATGAGTTGCAGGTGCGTGTTCTGAATTTGATGCTTCTTCTTTATTCAAAGATTTTTCTAAACGGTCGATAGCACCTTTCATATCTTCTTTACCAGAAGCATGACGTGCTTTCATTTCTCTTTCTGCATCATCATGCTTTCTAGCTCTTTCGGCAGCAGCTTGGCGAAACTTGTCTAATGCTGTGCCTTGAATAGTTTTGGCTTCTTCTAATTCAGATTCTTCTTTGACTTTATGTTTACCTGTGGCAACATAATCATAATCAGCCATTGAAAGAGTTCCTTTATTACGAATCTCAATTAATCTTTCTGTTAAACTATGCAAATCCATATCTGTCTTAGCATCTTCACGAGCATATTCTAACAAACGAATCATCAAAGGAATATCAACAGTAATTGTATCTGTTGCATCCACTTCTTCTGTAAATCTAGCATACTTTGTTAAGTAATTAATTGTCTTTTGTCTAGTCTTAGGATTTTCTTTTTTATAGATTCCTGTTTCTTTTTTTTCTTTTTCTTTAGACTTTATAATTTTCTTAACATCAGCTGCGGTCTTTTTTCCTGGATCCATATAATTTTCATCAATTTCAGATTCATGTAATCCATTAGTTGTAATGGCAGCAGGTTTAACCTTGTGCATATGTTTTGCTTTTTTCAAAGCGTGCTGGCGTAATTCATATGGTGAATGTTGGGTAGTCATAGTCTCATCTAGTTCGGTTTCTTCAAACTGATGGTCTTGTTTCCACTTTAAGAATGTACCAGATTTAGCGTGAGAGATTTTAGTATCTTTTGAAACAAATTTAGGATTGATACCCTTCGATAACAAGTATCTGTCTAAAAGAGATTCTGCGATATTGGCTTTAGCTGCCCATGGATCCATAGGGTCAACTATTTTACCTCTTGCAGGTTCTGGATTCATTTTAACCAAATCTTTTAACTTTTTCATATTATTTCTCTGATAAATCGTTTTTAACTTTTTTAAATGCTTGACGAGCTAAGTCACGAGCACGGCTCATTGGTGTGTGTTTTGCACCTGATTTGTCGGTAACAACATCTTTTATTTTGGTGTATGGTTTATCAAATGGAGGAAGATTATTATCTTCTTTCATTGGACCACCACGATACTTAACTTTGGTAGATTTACCATCAGCACCAGGACCAACGTCATCACTTTGTGTAGTAGGTAAACGACCTCTTAATGTATCTTTGCTACGAACTTTTGGGTCGATTTCTTCTTGAACATTGGCAGCTGTCATGAATTTCTTACGGTCAAAACGAGGATTTTGACGATGAAAAATTTCAGCATGATGTTGTGCTAACTCTTTACGTTTATCATGTGAATCATGAGTTTTAATTAGGTCTGCAACCATTTGAAAGTCTTTACGAGAAACTGCCTCATCCAATTCTTCTTTCATCGCTTGTTTTGTAGCAGTAGCATACATTACATCTTTTGCTTGGTCACCATAACGTGCTTTGAAACCAGCTAAACCTTTTTTCATACCTTTAACAATCTTTTCACGCTTGGCCATTTCATCATCGGTCATCTTGCGTTCTTCCAAATCATAAATTTCCAATAAACAATCAATATCTTCATCTGACCAATCTTCTTCTTCTTTACGCAATTTAGCTAGAATCGCACCAGCGACTTTTTCACCACGTTCTTTAGAACCATATCTTTCGCCAGCTTTAGCTGCAATCTTGGCAAACATTTTACCTGGTTTACCAATATCTTTACCGGCTGCGGCCGCTTTTGCTGAATAACCGGCTTTCTCATCTAGTTCTTCAACTTCTTCATTTCTAGCTTTGGCTAAATTTTGAGAAGCAGAGATAGAATCTTTAGATGGTGCTTTGACTTCTGCTGGAGTTAAAGGTGCATCACCTTTTTGTTTACGCAAATAAGCTGGAATATCTGAACGCTTAACACTTTCAATCAATTTATCTTTGAAAGACATTTCTTCTTTCATTTCTTTTTCTTTAGGACCTTTAATATCATCAACCGCAGATTTAGTTTGGTCTTTACGAGCTTTCTTAGAATCTCCGTAACGATGACCATAAACTTTCATACCTGTTGGTGTAGGAACTTTTTCTGAAGTGGCTTCTTGAACGGCTTCACCGTAAGTGACAGTCTCACCTTGAATACGAACAGGATATGTTTTACCCTTAAAGGTGAACATCTTTTGGCCAGATGAATGTGCAGCATAGGCAGCTTTACGCAAACCGGTCTCATCGAGGTCAGCCTCATCCATTTTCTTTTCACTAATGACCGAATTTACGGCCTCCAACATTGATTTTGTTACTTTACTTTTTGTGAACATTTTATTCTCCGTTATTAACAGTTCCACTTGCGTAATGCTTTGTTGATTCTTGAATCCGGGTCATTTGCAGTTTTAGCTGAAGTCAATCTTTTCTTCATACCACCCATTCTGGCACAGAAAGACTTTCTACGCTTAGCTGCTTTTGAACCTGGTTTTAATTTTGATGGTTTTGTTGTTACTGCCATCGAAAGCTTTGAACCTGGATTTTCTCTACGATAAGAAGCAATACCCTTACGGTTTAAACCACCTTCGGGGTCTTTTCCTGCTGATGTTTGCCAAGCAGGAGATTTTTCATCTAGGTATTCTTCATTGATGAACTGCTTAAATGTTCTCATCTTTTTTCTTCTTCTTTTTGATAGTATAATATCCTGCCGTAGCAAACTTCTGTAAAGGAGTTTCTAAAGGTTCTTTGTTTGTTGCGCCATGTTCACCACCTGAAACACCCATATCAAAGGCACCTGGGTCATCTATCGCCTCAACAAACTGTTTAAATTTCTTAAAATCTTTTTGTTCACTATATGTGACGTTGCCAAGTCCTGACATAGGGTATACTGTTCCCTGTTGGCGTGTATCGAATTCTGGTCCAACCCCTTGAGCTCTAATAGCTCCACTAGCTTGATTTGACCACTTCCTCTTACTATTTATTTCGTCTTTGTCTTTTTGGAAGTTTGGCTTCTTGGGCGGCGGGTAGACTTTGATTTTTGGTTCTTCGGCTTCAACGTAGGTACGGAAGATGTAACTGGAGTTTGGGGCAACGTCACCGTCTCGGACGTCATCGATTTTTCCAAGTTTTCTTTGGAATTGCATGACGGGGGAGTTGTTGTCTCGCAAGGGTTTACCGTTGGTTTTACCTTTAATATATTTACTAGAAAATCTATTAATTTTTTGAACATTTTTTTCTTCCTTAAAGTTTCTTTCTATCCAATCTTCGGATGTTTCATTTACAGTCTTAACATCTAAAAATTTCTTTGTAAATTCATATACTTCATGAATATCTTGTTCTTTAGTTTCAATATTTCCGGTATTGTCAAAAGAAACGAAACTAATAAATCCTTCATTGAAATATTTAGTATTTCTCTGAGATTTAATCCATTTATCATGACGGATTGATTCTACCATCATTCTTGATAATAGTGAATTTCTTTCTTTACTAACTTCATCAGTTGTGCTGACGAATACCATCATTGTTTCGTAACCTAGTTCTTCAAGTTCTTCTTTGATGTAACCAATCTTTTCTCTATCGTCAGCTGGACCATTAATAATTAAAGGACCACGAGTTCTGATAGCCTCTCTGCGAAAGTCTCCTGATTTTTCTGATAATTTCTGTTTATCAGCTAAGTAATCTCTGGCTTGTATAAAGTTTAACTCTACAATCTTGCTTTCGGCAATAGCGTCACGAATTATGATGTCTTTACCTGAACCTGGACCACCAGTAACAAAAATAGCTTTAAATTTGCCACGACTAAAATCTTCATGCAAACCCATACCTTTTCTTGTGTCGTGCATCAGTTCTTTAGCGTGTTTATCTGACACATGACTAGGAATGCCTTTTTTGAACTCATGAACATTGTTGCTCTTGGCGTGTTCTCTCATCTTAGAGGCTGACATACCTTCAGTTCCCTCTGCATCAGGGTCACGATGTCCAGCAGAATGAACGGTAATCTTTTTAAAGTTATATAATGCACCCTCATGTGTGCCGTTATATTTGTGTAATTTTTCTTTCATTTCTTTAACACGGTCTGAACCAACAACCATATGCAAATGTGTCACACCTTGTTTGTGTGCTTTTTCTGCATGATGTAGAAATGTAGGATGCTCTTTTGATGATGTTTCAAAATTTGTACCAGGTGAATATCTCTGTAAGTGTTTTACTTTCTGTTCACCAGATAATGGATTCTTTTTAGAATCTTGGGAATGTGAAACTACAACGGAATGTGATGCATCGTGTTTTGAAGCAACTTCTTTGACTTTATCGATAAGTTTCAAATGACCTGTCGTAGGAGGATTCATACGACCAAACGTCATAACATGGTGTTTTTCACCAGTTTGTTTTTCTTCAACTAACTGTAAAAATGATTTCATTTTCTTACTTTTAAAAGGTTTGCTTTTGCGAATTCTGTCCTATTTACCAACTTTGTTGGCTCACCTGCATGGTGAACAACGAATCCTTCAGGTTTGGACTTCTTACTATCTATATGATGTTCCAAACCGCCTTCGTGTTGATTTAAAGTATTAACTAACACATTTTTTGCTTGTTGTAAGTGGTGATGCATTTTCAACAAATTATTATAATGTTCTTGATTGTTTTCAATGTGATTAGTATGCGATTTAGCTTCAGTTTCCTTACGTGCTTGTGCAGCTGGAGTTTTTAACTTTGCAGATGCTTTCTTATACTTGTCTTGAATATGTTTTTGTAGACCTTTTGCAGTTGGGACTTCATCAGTTCTAACTGTATGGTTAATATATGTGGACAAGTGGCCAGTTTCACCACGGTGTGGTTCTGTAGCATGATACATTTGTTTACCATGTTTATCGTGTATCTCTTGTGCAGCTGCCATATGTTTCTTAAACTGTTCTTGAGCTTTGTCAGAATAATTTACTTTACTGGTATCATGTTCAGCTGATTTGTGCCACACATCATCGTGTTGTTTGAAGTTGTGAACATCTGGATGTGGGTCGGCTTTCATATCGGTAATATTCTTACCGTGATATTGCGTATGCACAACAACACCAACTTTTGCCTTTTTAATTTTGTCAGCCTGTTCACCTTTGGCTGTGTATTTTATGGTATTTGGAGTAAATGAGACACCACCTTTGTGTTCATGTTTATCGTCATGACCAAACATAATGTCACCTTGATACACTCCTTTCTTAGGAGTGACCTTGGCAAGGTGTAAGGCGTCTTTTAATTTACTAACCAAACCTGGTGCGTGGCCGTGATTCTTCTCAATATCTTTTTCAGTATAGTTAATCTTTGGGTTCTTATTGAAGGCTGACTTACTTGCCACAAAAAACTTACCATTTTCTGGATGGTGACCAAAAACCACAGCTGGCGAACCATCATATTTCATGGTAAGATGTGAACTGTGGCCACCAGACTTAATATGCTCATGAGAAGTATTTAATGCATCTCTGGCGTGTTCAAATCCTTTACCACCATGAAACAATGGCCTATCTTCAGCATGGTGAATATGCTTTAGTTTTCCATCAGCTTCTTGAGTTTCTTCTTTAAGAAACGTTAAAAACGACCTCATTGATTTCCTTCTTGAATTGCAACACACTTTGGTTGCCGGTTTGCTTATTTATACAACATTTAATTTATCTATGCCAAATTTTAAAAAAATTGGGTTAGATACATAGTGACGAAAATGTTGGATTTAAAATTGAGTTCCTTCAAAATCTAACCAATAATTGGTCATCCTACCTTTACCTTGCAATAAGTAAAATGGTAGTGTATGAACCAATCCTCGGCTGGAACCATAGTATATCAGGTCTTTAGGTCCTCTGTCAAGTGCCCATGCAAAGTGACTAGAACCAGTATCACCACCAATAAAGATTTCGGTGGTGGTAATGTGGTAATAATTCTGAACAAAGTTGGTAGAATATCTCCATCCTTCAAATGGACAACCTTCGGTAGGTTCACCTTTTTTACAGATTATTTTCTCATAATCTCTATATTCTTCGGTACTATATTTTTCAATCAAATGTGGTAATAATTCTTTTGGCCAGTTTCTCCATTGATTATATGGTGCATCAAATAAAGGAAAAATTGTAATCTTTTTTTCCATTGGTGCATTGTTTGGTATTTTAACTAAATCACCAGATATATCACGGAAATCCCAAACATTAACTTTTCTCCAAGGTAAAGTCTCTGTGCCTTCTTCTTTTGAGAAATAGTTAGTCATTTTCAACATTATCTCATAAAATGTTTGACAATGTGTGTCTCCACTAATATTGCCAGGTTTTAAATGAAACTGTATTGTAGGATTGTTATTGATTTTTCTTATGTGTTCTAAGACATTTGCAACAGCAATCATATCACCATTACGAACTGTACCAAAAGTACCTGGCTCAATATTAACAATCATAGTAAACTTTCCAATTCTTTTGCATGAACTAATTTAGATTTTCTATTCAAATAAAAATGCTTCTCGAATACCTTAGTAATATCTTTACCGTTATCCCAACTCACATTATCACCAACCCTAAATTCTGGTTTCCAATCTTCTGCTTTCCACACACAATATAATGGAACATTACATAAGTCCGCCAACATACCAACACCAGTAAAATTAGTAATAAATGGTTTCTTTAAATTCTTAATGATATAAGCATTTTCTAACATCGGTCTATCAAAGTCTATAAACTCACATCCTTTTAAATGTGATAAAACATGGGTTTCTCTGCGTTCATCGATATTACCAACCGCCCATCTATCACCAACATAATATGCATCTTTCACAGTAATATCATATTCCGGTGTTTTTACTGTGAAATCATCATCAACATCGAATTTCAATCCATATCGGTCTTTCAACCAATTTTCATAACGACAAGTTTCGATTGGCCTATTTGGGTCATTTTTATCTTCTCTTGTCCAAGAACTTAATTGAATGATGTCACCATAAAGAAAACAATCATCATCAAACTCTACTGAATTAAATAAATCTTGATACAATAAAAACTCTTTTAATCCTTTGAATTTTTTCATATCAGATTTCATGATGAAATCATATTTGCCATACGATTTAGATACACCTGATAAAACAGGCATAGCATTTAAGAAATCACCTAGATTTGCGGTACAGTTAAGATAAATCTTCATTATAATCCTTAAAAACAATAAACCAATCTTGTTCTGATACTTTGCGTAATTCAAAATAATCAGGTCTCTGGAGATAAGACATTAATAATAATGTTTGGTCATCATCAACCAAATTATTCTTTAGTAATTCATTCATACTGTGATGCACAAGGCCTTCTAGAACATTCCACATCTCTTTACCTGCAATAATGCAAGGACCTGTAATGTGAACGTCATTGGTTGCAATCACATCTTGTATGTAAGTTCCTTCTTTCCAATCTTTAATGTTGAAGAAATGTATTTTATCTTTATCGAAAGGATACTTCCAATGTGTTACTCCGTTTAAAGTCGATTCATCTCTACAATATCCAAAGTCTAACCAAGCAACAAGGTCTGTTTCTACCAAGTTTGTTGATATAGCTTTATTAACAAAAGAAGATTTTAATGCATTAACCACAACATAATCAGCATTCCAATATTCTGGATTCTTAACCTGTGATGGATGTATTTTGGATTGATATTCTGGATTGTTTTGAACTTCAGAAACTTTTTCTCTCAAGGTTTTAAAACAGTCTTTGAAATCCAAAGGAATAATTTCAGTTGGTTTATCTTTTCTAATTTCTTTGATTTGTTCAACCAAATCTTCAGAAGTAAAAATGATAATTTTATTATCAAGTTTAGCTAAATTAGAAAATCTTTGAATATAGGTTTGTGTTGTTCTTTGTAGATAGTGTGGTAAACCTTTATCTGGTGTCCAATCACCACGGCCAATATCAAAGAAGGCCGTTACAATAGTAATATCACTCATAGTAGTATTTTTTATAATTGTTAATAATTTCAATGTTATCAGGTACAGATGCAACAAAACCATCATAATCATAACCAGCAACATGATGATGTGTATCAGTTAAGTGTTCATTTACTGAATAATCTTTTCCACACAGATAATAATATACAACCATGAAACAATCAATCCATCCAAATGTTGGATATAAATTCTTCATGATAAAATCACCTTGTGTTTCAAAGAATTTTACAACTTTAGAATAATTATCTAAAAAAGTCTTTACATTATATATTGAACCACCACCGCCACCATATTGTTTAAATGTAGGTCTTTTACCATTAAATCTTTCAATCATATCATGAACAGATTCGGGAATTATATTACCAATTCTAATGTCATGGCAAGCCATCTCCCATTCAGGATTAATTGTAACAGGTTTGACAACCAAGACATCATCTTCGGCCATCATGATGTGTGTAGTATCACATCTCTCACAAGCCATTCTGAATCTTTCTAGGAATTTTAGAACTCTATCGATGTCATAGCCATATGGTTGTGTTGGTGCACCTAATTTATCTAAGAAATGAACATAATGGCAATTATATTTGTGTGCAATAGGTGAAAGGTCTGAAGCTGCATCTGTGCCTAAAAAATAAAATGCATCTGGATGATGTTGCCTAATGCTTTTAACAACGTGTTCAGTTGCTTTTAAATTATTCACACCAATGTGAAAAAAAGAAATACTCATACCATTTTCCTAAAATAATCAATCGTTTTTTGTAAACCTGTTTCTAATTGAACATGAGGTTTCCATAATAAATTTTTTCTAGCTACAGTAATATCAGGTTGTCTTTGTTTTGGGTCATCTTTCGGTAAAGGATGAAAAACAATCTTACTTTTTGATTCGGTCATCTTAATAACCAATTGTGCCAATTCCAACATAGTAAATTCATTGGGATTACCTAGATTAACTGGACCAGTAAATGAACCAGAATCCATCATCTTTAATAGTCCATCAATCAAATCATCAATATATTGGAAACTTCTTGTTTGTGAACCGTCACCGTAGATTGTAATATCTTCATTATTCAATGCCTGAATTATAAAATTACTAACGACACGACCATCATTGGTTGCCATGTTTGGTCCGTAAGTATTAAAAATTCTAACTATTTTAGTTTTAACACCATGAATTCTACTATAATCATTAAATAGAGTTTCAGCTGCACGTTTGCCTTCATCATAACAACTTCTTGGTCCTAAGGGATTGACGTTACCCCAATAGGATTCAATCTGTGGGTGTATTTGTGGGTCGCCATATACTTCTGATGTTGATGCTTGTAATATCTTTGCACCTGTTCTTTTGGCTAATCCAAGCATATTGTATGCACCCAATACACTAGTTTTCATAGTTTGTATTGGGTCTCGTTGATAGTGGATTGGTGATGCTGGGCAAGCTAAGTTATAAATCTCATCAACTTCAACATAAAGTGGAAAACAAATATCCTGTCTAATAAACTCAAAGTTTTTATAGTCCATTAGATGTCTTATATTCTTGTAAGAACCAGTATAATAATTATCAACACATAGAACATGATGGCCTTGATGTGTTAATTTTTCACAAAGATGACTACCAATAAATCCGGCACCACCCGTTACTAATATTTTTTTAGTCATTATTTCCAAACAATAAACACAATATTATCGTATGCACCTGTTCGACCACGTAAGTCGTAACAAGCCCATTTTAAATCACCAACCAAATCTTTGAATTTAGGAATAACTTCAAGTAAGTGAATATCTTCAATTACTAAAACTCCACCTGGTTTAACTTTTGGTATATACAATTGCAAAAATTTAGTCCAAGTTTCTTCATTATGTGGACCATCATCAATTACAATATCCAATTCAGGTAGATTTGATACGAGTTCTTCACTATAAGCATTACCAATTATTGGACATAATCTTTCATATCTTGCCATAATGTCATGGTCATACAACTTATCTTTATCAATACCTGCGATTGCAGCTTTTGGAAAATAATCATTCCAGAGGTACATACTTCCACCGTTAGCAATACCTATTTCTAATAAATTAATTTCCTTATCTTTGTAGGGTGCAAATAACCAATCATAAATTTGACTGCAATAGTGGTGAGGATTTTCTTTGTCTGTTGTAAATCCACCTGAAGTTAACTCTTGATAGTTATTATTGTGTTGTAGAAGTTCAACTAATGTCATTTAAACTCTTTTTAAAATTGTTAGTCCGTTGTTGTTTGTTCTACGTTCAACCAATTGCCATTCTGGATGAGAGTCGATGAATTCTTGAATTGCAGGCCAGATTCCTTTGCCACCAAATTCACCTTGGTCAGCAAATGTGGTTGTATCATGAAACAAGAGGTACTTTTTAACCTTGTCAGCGTGTAATCTAAGTTCTTCTTGAACTTGTTCGTAAATATGTAAACTGTCTACCAACATTAAATCGGTTTCTTCGATTACAACTTTTCTAGTATCATCAACATGGAGAGTTACACGTCTACCAGAGTTTGCAGCCTCTTGAAAGAATTCCCTGATACCAGGTAGAGGATTAAATTCGTAACTGTGTAATGTGATGTCGTGTCTCAAAAAGGCACGAGTGCTTTGAGCCCAACCTACACCCAACTCTGTAACGTGTTGACATTGTGATGTCAATTCTGATAGAACAGGTAAGTGTTCATGTATGTCTGTATCTTTTGCACAAGCATCTTGATATTCTTTTTCAAAGTCCATTTTATTTCCTTATTTTATTTTTAACCAACGGTCGTTAGCTAATGTCCAATTAACAACTTGTTCAATTCTTTCACTTAGAGCAATCTTTGGTTCCCAACCAAGGGATTTCATATAATCACCACTCAATGAATATCTCAAATCATGTCCAGGTCTAGCAGAATGAAAGTCATTCATTTCATAATGCAATTCTTTACCTTGAACCTTTGCAATCATTTTTGCTAAGGATAGATTATCTATTTCTTCTGGTCCAACGAGATTGAACTTAGGACACTTTGCACCACCATAATCTTTGTCAATAGGAATCTCAACAGGTCTGGTCAACAAAAATAATAATCCTTCAGCTACATCTTTTGCATGAATGTAATGGCGAGAACCTGCTTGTGTTTTGGATGGGTCAGAGTGAATCATAATTGTTTCACCAGCACGAACTCTGCGAATACACAAAGGAATGTATTTCTCTGGATGTTGTCTTTCACCAAACACATTCATTGTATGTGTAATAAAAATTGGCATACGATATGTGTTCTCAAATGCCACACAGATTTCTTCGGCCGCTGCCTTAGATGCTGAATATGGATTAGTTAAATTATATCTATCTCGTTCTTTATAATAAACTCCTGCCGGTGCAGGACCAAATACTTCATCTGTTGAGAAGTAAACGAATCTTTCTAGATTACGTAGATTTCTGGCATAGTTTAATAAATTTGTTGTGCCTACTACATTGTCCATTACGAATTCCATTGGATATTCGATTGAACGGTCTACATGAGAACCAGCTGCAAGGTGTAAGACAATATTAATATCACCAAGTAAACTTGTAATCTGTGGATTCAATTCGGCTCTTAAATCATGATAAACAATCTGCACCCGTTTTCTATCTTCTGGTGAGAATTGTTCCATGATGTCAGCAAGACGATTAAGATTACCAGAGAAATCTAACCTGTCGAGAGATACAATTTCCCAATCTGTTTTCTGAATCAATGTCTCAATCAAATGGTGGGCAATAAAACCTGCACCACCGGTCACTAATACTCTTTTAGCCATAATTATTAATTTGTCCTATAAACGAAAAAATTGTTTGGGTCTTCCTGATTATATTTCTCCATGATGAATTGTTTCCATTCAGGAACACGGTCATACTGGTGAACAATACAGAAAGGTCTACCTAATGATGTTTTCACAACACCATCTTCAAACTTTGGCTCCGCTTCTAATAAATGAGGTCTAAATTGTTCAATCTTTGATGGGTCAACTGTTGTACCAGCTTGACAAGCCCAACCATTTAGTTGTTTTGCAAAATAAGTGACTCCTTTGTATGGTTGAGTTTGTAACATCACATTAAAAACAGCTTGGTCAACGATAGGTATAGGTCTGTTTACAGCATTCATAAAAATATTGAACACCAAATCTTTGATGTATTCGGAATAACCACCTAGAGTTCCTACATTATAGATTTCATTTTTTTTGAAATGTTCATGAACAAATGGTCCATATGTTTGCAGTAAGTTTTCATTACCCCAAGGTTCATCTTCATATTTCATTCCTTCTGAGCCTGCCACAATTTTATATTGGTCTTTTAAATTGTGTTCCAACCAATCCATAGGATTAGTTTGAAAGTAAACATCTTTTACATCTGTGGTCACAACGAAACGATAATTCTGCCAATTCGTTCTTAGAAATTCATAGATGGCAATAAATCTAGCCACATGAATAGGAACATCCAACTTTGGCATGGGAATAATCATGAACTTTCGTTTGATTAATTCACCAATAGTTTCTTGTGTAGTATCACCTAAAATAATCACCTTGTCACCGGTGAAACCACACTCATCAATTGATTCACACCAAGGTTTTAATTGATTGTAGTTGTAATTAGTAAATGCACCAATAATTAAGTCTTTTGTCGCCATGGGAAAGTTCCGTTATATTTTTTGTTCATTACTTCGTTGCCATTAATAAAGAATTCTGCATTAACCGAACCTTTATTTCCATCTACTCTATAACAAGTAGTATATTCATTTGTGCAATCCCATTTAGGGAAATATTGTGAAATTGCTGATAAGAAAACTCTATCTTGTCCCCAACCACCGTGCCAAACTTGTGCTAATTTTATCGCAACTTCTGTCTTAACGCAATAGCTATTAGTATCAATATGATTAATACCATGATAAGTTTGCCATTTACCTAGAGATTCACAGTCATCAAAACAAACAAAGTTGCCTTGTTTATTGTATATTTGTCTTAGTGAATAACACCAATCTAGGTTTCTTTTTTCAATAGTTTCTACACATTTTGCCACATGACTTTGATATAACCAATTATCTTGGTCTAACCATAAGACATAATCGGTATTAATTAAATGTGTGAAAGCTGCATACACTCTATGTCCGTAAAATCCTTTGGCACCAACGTTTACGGGTAAATAACAAACTTTCACTCGTTCATCGTGTGTGTATGCATCAATAATTTTCTTTGCTTGTTCGTAGTGTTGTTCACCATCAACTACAATGTAACACTCTGTAAGAGCATAAGTTTGTGCCAAAACAGAATCGATAGCCGTCTTTAAATCAGGTGAACCAGTGGTTGGAATAATTACAGTAGCGCTCATTTAATATCTCCAAAATAATTGATAACCATCATGAGCTAATGAATTACCACTTTTAGCCATGTAATCAAATATGAATTGACCTTTACCGTGCAATACTTGTTGATTGTTAGACATTTCAATCCAATTATCATCAACACCAATCAATGCACCGGGTTTAAGTGATGGTGCAATTGTCAATAACTCATATAGGTGATGTAATGCACTCATTTGAACTGTGGTTGGGTCATCTCTAGGTGCATCAAAAGAATCTAGATATAGAAAATCTATTTTTCTATTTTGTTTTAATAATTGTGCATTGAGATTTTTTAGATATAAAATACTATCACTTTGAGCAACATGACTATTAGGTGAAGTCATTTTACTTCTGCTATAGTTTACACTTTCTTCTGATATATCAACGGTATGAAATTCACCACCATATTCATTGATATATTTGTCAAACAAAAGACTACTCTGGCCGTCACCAGAATAATTATCTTCTTGCCTAGCACAACCAGTTTCTACTATTAGGGGGTTTTGTGTGTTTTTTAGATATTCGAATATAAAATCAAATCCACTTATTCGATGACCAAGTCTATCTCTCACCTCATCATAAAATTTCATAATTATCCTCTTGTAAGTTTTATAATCCTCTCGATTTGTTTCTCGATGATTGGTTTTCTATTTGGCCAATATATGTATTCTTTGTCTCCAGTCGTGTATAACTTTTGAAGAAAAGGAATTATTAGCTTCTCCACTTCAGACAATCTTTCTTTGTAATCATCTGCCGTTTCTGCTGTTTTGTTGATAACTTCATTATATTCAGCTTCACTTACTGCTGAGAAACCAAAATCATCATCAACATTTTCATACTCTTTAAAAACTTTATCAAAATCTACTAGTGCCATGATTCACCTATTTTGCAATACCGTTAAATTTAACTGCTAAGTTATAAAACTGTCCAAGTTTATGTTCATCGCCGGTTTTATTTGTTCTTACTGAAAACTTCAATTTTAACTTTTCATTAGCTGAAGCAATAAGTTCTATATAAAAATCTTGTTTGGATGTTGGTGAAGCATAGGTCTTAACACTCTTAGTTTTGGGTAAGAATGAACCAACATCATCTTCATCTGTCAATACCTTTACAGAAGTGTTATATGCCTTTAATACTAATAAGGGAACGACACCAGATTCACCTAAAATGGCTTCTCTTAAATAATTAACAGTAGTTTTGGTATCCTTCTCGAAACTTTGCATTAAGGTTTGTCTGATGATTGTCAAACCTTTATCGTATAATGCATTATACTGTGCCAAATTCTTTTTTTCAAGCTCTGCCAGTTTTGTTATGGTATTTCTTTTGTTGATTCTATCATAACTCTCTAATGATACACCAAACTGACTATAAATTTCATTGAATAGTTTTTTTCTTAATGGTTCAATAGCGTCTGGATTTATTTTTTCTAAGATTGGTTTGACGTATGTGTTCAATTTGGGTTCACTGGTATTTTCATCACCAGCTTTTAGTGAAACACCCAACATATCACCATCTTCATAAACAACGAATAGGTCACCTTTATGTTTATTATCAACACCTTCTGGTTTGGCACGATAACCCCACAACACATTGACAATCTTTCTTTTTTTGTTTTCTGATTGTAACCAACTTAAAACACCCATGGCATTTTCCATTTTGGTTTTAAATTTTGATGACTTCGGAAAATCATTAACAAACTTTTCGCCAGCCACAGAATCTCTAGGTACAACATATACTGGAGATTTTTTGTGGTTGATTGTTTTTATTTTTGAGTAGAAATCTTCAACATTTTTTACTGTCATCTTACTCATGAAAGCAAGAGCTGGCGCCAGTTCTGTGATGGTAGAGTTTAAAGTTGTTTCTGACATACCACCAGCAGCAGGTTTATAAACCAATACAACGACAGCATCTTTGTAGATGTTTGTTGGATAATCTATGACCGTAACTTCGGTACTACCAGATAAAGCAGAATCTTTTTTTCTGATGAATTTAATCTTGTTTTTAGCAAGTTCTTTTTCTATATCTTTCTGTAACTGTGCTCGGTTACTAGATTTCAATATCAAAACTTGTTTCTTTTTGGTAGACTTCTCCTTCTTATTCTCGTAAGGATAAGAGTTTAGAATAGAGAAAAGGTCGACTGATTTGGCCATTACTGTATTTATCGTATGATTTGAATGTCTTTACCTGAAGTCCAGATTTCTAGTTCTGTGCGTAATCTACCTTCAGTTTTTAAGCTCTCATATCTGTTTACTGCTTTCTTTCTCCACCATTCAATGATGTTTTCTAGATTATGTTTCTCATAGTTTTCACCAGGAATCAATTTATCAGTTTTACAGTTAATGTAATCAACATAGTTATTATACCCATAATTGGATGTGTAATAACGTTTTTGTTCGGTCAACTTTTTAGCATTTTGTATGGTTAAATCAAAATCTACCAATTCACTTGTACCTTTAAGTGAAGCTCTAGTCAATGAAATAATTTTCATTGTGATTTTCAATTTTCGACTGGAGATACCATCATCAACAACTTTGCCAACTTTACCCTCAACAAATGATACCAAGTCTGAATATGGCTTACCGTGCATCATAGGCAAAAAGTCTGATTCTGTCAATCCTTGATAACGAATGAAAGGTTTCATACCGTCATACTGTGATGTGGATTTAGATGAGCCATAAAGACTGGTAGTTTCAAATAAACACAGATTCATATTGTATTTTTTGTTCACGATTTCACGGACTGTATGTGAACAACAGATGGCAGCAAGAAGTTTACCACCAAGATAATTATAACCAAAAGGTTGTGATGGAACAATAACAAAACCCATCATAGCAGAGTCATTGAATCGTTTACCCCACTCTGGATTCTGCGTAAACACTTGACCAAGCATTTCATTTCTAGGTTTACAGTTGATGACTGGTGAACCCAAACGAATGAATCCTATGAACTTTCCTGAGTTCTTTTCTTTGACTGCCAGTTGGATACTTCGACCAACAGGCCTGATATTCACATGAGAACTGGTAATACTCAACAAGGTTTCCCAAGTAGTTGAGTCAATCTCACACACTTCAATGTCCATATCGTTTGGATGCATTGAGAAATCGGAGAATAAATCTTCTTCAATTGGAAATAAAGGATTGGTAGAAATCTCAGATAAAGAGGCAAGTTTTTGGTCACGCATATATTCATCAATGCGGTCAAAATTGCCAAAGTAATCTTTAAAGGCTTTGGCACAAACCAATGCATCATCTTTACTTAACATCATTATTAAACTTTGAATCCTTCAAATTTTTTGGTTTGTGGTTTCTGATGTCCATGACCAGCATCTGTAATGTTTACTTGAGCCGCTTGTTCAACATCATACAATTTCATTTTAGCACGGTCAACACCAATCGTAAATCTCTTGTAGTGTGTTGGGTCAGAATAACGATTCTTCAATTGTTTTACCATCATTTGACCAAGTTCTTCCAATTCTTCAGAAGAAATAAGTGCAAACATCAAATCGGCTGTTGCAGGCAAACCAAACGATTCAGATGTATCTTCAAGACCAGGGTCACTAGAGGTGAAACCTGAACGAGTTGTTTGCGTAGCAGATACGATTGGAACATTAAACTCTACAGCAAGACCTCTAAGTTCTTCTGCAATTGCTTTAACATAGGTATATGAGTTAATATTAGCACCGGCTTTAATTCGGGAAGAACAACAGATGTTAAGATAGTCAATGAATATAATATCTGGTACGAAAGATTTTTTGAGATTCAATTCATTGAGTAATGCTCTGAAGTGAATCGTTGATGCTGTTGCAGTTGGATATTCTTTAATGATTAATTTGCCTGTTGTCTTTTCACGAACACGAGCAACTTTCTTATCATATAAATCTTTTGGTAATTCCATCAAATCATCAATCGTTACATTCAATAGATTAGCATCGATTCGTTCTGCAATCTTTTCTTCTGCCATTTCAAGTGTAATGTATAAAACATTTTTGCCTTGAACCATACATGATGCAGCCACATGGCACATGAACAAAGATTTACCAACACCGGTACCAGCAAGAGCAACATTAAGTGTTTTAGCAGGTAAACCACCTTTAGTGATTTTATTGAAGTAATCTAAATCAAAAGGAATACGCTCTTCTTTTCTATGATAGAATTCATATCGTTCATCTGAATTTTCTAGATAATCATGACCAACAGAAGAATCAAAACTTACTGCAAGGGCATCAGACAAAATCTTGGGAATTTGTCCCTTGTCATGATTTTTATCTTTACCGTCCAATATGGAGATACTACCCAAGACAGCATTGTAAATGGCTTTTTCTTGGCAGAACTTTTCTGATTTATCGACAAGCCATTGTACCTCGGAAGTTTCATCTTTATGTTTTGCAATTTCTTCTAGATATTCTTCTGATTTCTGAACTTCTTCAGATGTGAGATTTCTCTTTTCTTTGATGGCAATACTGAGTGCTTCAATAGTCGGTGAACTATTATAAGATTCTGTGAATGTTGTGATTTCATTAAATAAAGTCCTCTCGGTGAGGTCACTAAAGTATTCTGTCTTTAAAAATGGTAATACCTTTCTAAGATATTATTCATTGTAAATCAGATTTTTCAGTATCGTTTGTTCCAGTTTCATCAATTATTTCCTGCTCAATATTATTTGACATTAATTCTACAAGTAAATCGCCAATGTAGTTTTTGAAAGTATCATCTTTCTCTAACTTTTTTGGCTTGTCTACTGTGGATTCTAACACATCGTAGGCAAAAAGTAAATACATCTGCTCATTTTTTTCTTCAAGCTTTACTTTGCCATATTTAAATGTGGTGTTCTTATATGGACCTTCTAAGAGTTTGATGTGTACCGCTTGAGCATCTTCTTTTGGGTATATAAAACAATAATCTTGGCCTTCAATCATTTTTCGCTTCCATTCATGGTTTCAATTTCATCAAAGATATTGCCAGTATCTATATCTTGAATAATATCTCCACTAGCGACACAATAACGATTCTCAACATAATCACGGAACTTTTTGTTTGTAATGATTGGTAACCAAAAATCTTTGGTGTCAGTATCTTTAACTCTAAACTTTTTATCTTCTATTTCACCGGTATCCATATTAACTCGGCTATACCAACCATTGGAAGGTTTAACAACGAGTCCAGAATCGATAGCGATGTCAAGCAGACCAGACCACCTACTGATACCGCCATCAAAAGAAACAGTAACGGGAATTTTAGATTTTTCTTTAACATATCTTGATTTTTCTACATTAATAATAAAATTGTAACCAACAACTTCTGTGCCTTCTTTTTCTTGTTGGCGTCCAATAATGAAAATGTTATCAGCAGAGTAATATGAACCTGTGCCACCACCAACAATATCTTTGGGGAACATACCAATTTCTTTGTAAGTATGATTAACTACAATCATTGGAATATCTTTCATTGTGAGATGTGGTGTCACCATACGAAATAGTGACTTCACTTGTTTTGCTCTTGACATATCAGCAACAGACTTACCTTCAAGTGCATCATCAACTTCTTTCTTTGATGCTAAGTTACCAATTGAATCAACTACAATGATTAGTTTATCACCTCTTTCAAGGGAATTCAACTGTTGCATGATGTCAAATTTTAATTGTTCTATGTCAGTAATAGGAGTGTGAAGAACACGATTAGTGTCAATACCGAAACTATCAAAGTAGGACTGAGGAGTACCAAATTCTGAATCGTAGAATAAAAGCGCTGCATCATTATATTTCTCCAAATAAGATTTTGCCATCAATAAAGAAAAGGCAGTTTTAAAATGTTTAGAAGGACCTGCCCACATTGTAAGACCTGGTGTTAATCCACCATCTAAACGACCTGATAGTGCCACATTGATAATGGGCACCGATGTTGGAATCATATCTTTGTCAGTAAAGAATTTTGATTTTGCCAAGATGGCTGATTCTTTAATGCTACTGTTCTTTTTAATTTTATCGAGAATACTCATTTATTTTCCTTTTCACGAAATGCTAATTCTGCTTTTTCATCATACTTACTATCTATCTTATTTCCTTTTCGATTCGGGAAACCCCTTCTTTTTTTTGTTTCATCAATCTCCTCGATTGTTGTGAGGTTTTCTTTGGGTATTTCCACCGTATTACTCGCCGGTTCTTTAACTGTTTGAACCTTTTTGTTACTACGCTTAGTAGGTTTAAGTATCGAAACGGGAAGTGAAATCTTGGTACCATACTTTTCTTTTAATGATATATTTCCAGCTATCAATAATAACACAGCTAGAGGGTCAAATACAAGCATAATAACCAATATTACCATTCTAACTGCTTTATCTAATGCACCATCCTCAGTACCAAAGAACACATCTGCCACATATTTGATTGGTCCTACATCTGCCACCAATTTATTTTCTTCTTTAAGTAGTGGTAATCTTTTTTGATTAATGGTTGATAATTCTTTTTGTGTTTGTTGAATTTGTCTATCAATTTGTACCGATGCCGTTTCAGGATTGCCTGCTCTCTTTAATAGATAGTCTAGTCTTTGTTCTGCAATCTTCTGTTGTGAATTGAGTGTTTTAAGTTCTGCACTATTCACACCGGCATCTAAGGTAGAATCAATATGTGATTTAGCCAAGAATCCAAATATACCCATTGAGGTAATCAACATCAACAAAACTACTGCAATGGTTAAATAAGTTTTTAACAATGCTGGTGCAGTTTTCCAATTATTGTAAAGCCAAGATGCGGTTACCAACTTGGCAAATTCAAGAGAAGAACCCATAATAACTACTGGCCAAAAAGCACCAGCAAATATTAAAGCAAGTCCAATTACAGAGTAATAGGCAGCAATACTAGATAAAACAAATGCAGCCAAAAAGGTTAAGTATATCATCCGAAGAAATCCTCTAGTGTGCTTACTTTTTCCGTAGTCCATTTCATACAATTTAAAATCACTTTAATTGGTTCTAAAAATGCTTTTTCAAATTGTAAATCATAATCAATATATTCTTGTAGTCCAAATTCTTTTGGTAATCGGCCAGGAAATGATATGACTGTATCTTTAAAAGGATTGGGCATTTTCAGATAGGTGTATTTTAACTTCTCACCCTCTTGTATAAGTGGATATTTTTTAGTAAGGTTTTTCTGTTTAAGATAATGGTTATATAAAATTGCACCTTTCACATGAATTGGTGTTCCCAATTTATATAGATTTAGTGCATCGGAGTATTTAGCCAATCCATTACAACCACGAGGTGATGAAATTTCTTCAGCAGGCAAATTCATAAAATCGATTCTTGCTTGTTTAATAAATTCGTGAATATCATCTTCTTTACCACGAAGCATAATCATGATTGCTTCTTTCATTTTCTCACGAATGGCTGCTGGAGTGGAAGATTTAATCATCTCAAGACCCATCACTTTCATCTGAGGTTCTTTATACTGAACACCTTCATTATTATACACATTAAGAATATAACGCTTCTTGGCAGTCCAGATACCTTTGTCAGAAAGTCCTTCTCGTTTCATCTGCATCTTCTGGTCATAAGCATGAACATAATCAGATAGTTCTTTATAAGACTTATCGATATATGGTTGAATCTTTTCTTCACAGATTTTATCCATGAGAGAAATGACCTTTTGTTTATCTGAAGTGTCTTTAATAAATTTGTTAACCAATTCACCCATACGAAGATAGATTGAATCTGTATCTGAGGCAATTACATAATCAACATTTTCAGTTTGTAAAATTTTGTTCATCCAAGTATTAATCTTGGCTTCAATCCAACGAATACTTAATTGCCCAGCAGTTGTGACACCCAATGCCATACGAAGGTCGTAGAAACGGAAATACTGGCTACCCAAAGCACCATATGCTGAATTGAGTGACACTTTCTTTGCCAGTTGGATGTTGTTGTATTTGGCAATTCGTTTTTCGATTTCATATAGTTTGCTTGGGTCTTTTTCGTTTTCATATTCCTGTTTTGCAACCAACATCATCTTTTTAAACTTACTTCTGTCAGTATACATTTCTTCCATCATCTTAGGTAAAAACCCTTGAATGTCGGTTCTGAAAAACTGTCCGTTCGGAGTAACTGTAACACCTTCAAGTTTAGATGTGTCAATTTGTTTTTTCAATAATTTATCAACCGAAACTCCCTGCGATAATATTTCACGCATTTCATCAGTATAGTTCTGTGGTTCAATTAGTGTTTCGGGACTTATATTGAATTGCATCATCAAATGTGGATACAAAC